ACTTCGTGCAGCTCAAGGTGACACTAGTAGCCGTGAGAGCCTTGAACAAGTCATACTCTGCACGACCGTCAAAGTCTCGCGTTGTCTGAAGAGTTGTTGAACGTTCACCGAACTTGATGAATCGTGCCTTGCGACTATTGTTCAGTCGGAACTGCGGCTCAGGAGTATCATCGACCTCGAACGTGAAGCCATTGCAATCGAAGACCTGCGTAGCAGTCGGGATCTCGATACTGTACATGCCAGCACCGAATGCTGTCGACGTTGCGAGCCACGTCGGAGTCGGAAGGGACTGAGAGGCTTCGTCGCTGCCCATAACAGTCATCGTCATCATCGGCACACCAGTATCGTCTGCCGAGAAGCTCATCTTGCCGACCACACATCCAACGTAACCGAAGGTAACTCCGGCTCGCACGATGGTGATCGAAAGCGTCTTCGGGAGTGACGAGGACGAAGCGATGGCAGTAGGCGTTGTGACGTACGTCTTGTCTGCACCAGCACCAGACTTTGCGACTGTGTTACGAGAAGCGTGCAGGAAGTACGGCAGAGCGTCTTCCATCAACTCCATCTCGATGTCGCCTTCGACGTGTGAGAATCCGTCCGCAGCTCCGAGCCATGTCACAACGTTCGCTCGAATGACTCGCCGCCAGTAGGTGTCCTGCATGAACTTGAAGTCTTCCGACTTGATCGGGAAGTACTTGGTCGGGGCAGCGTAGGTACCGTAGGTTGTCTCGAAAGCCAAACCCATGAACCCACCAGCGCCAATGCCGACTGCCATTACTCACCATCCTCTGGCTCAGGCTCGGCCGGGGTCGAAGCCGGTCCAGGCGTTTCAACAGCTTCCACAGGAGGAGGCGGGATGACGATGTCCTCCTCGATTTCGTACTCTGGATCACCCGACAGGTACTTCATGTACGCTTCGTACGCATCGAGTTGCTCGTCGTCAAGCACGACCGTTGACCCATTGGGAATGAGTCCGAAAGGAGGAACCTCGATGAGTTCACCTTCGGCTGTGCCTGGGACATTGACGCTCAATGAACCCATCTGTCCTCCTACGTAAGGGTCTTTGTTAGACCGGTCCACGTGATTCGTGAGGCGTACATCAACGTCTTCTTCTGGACATAGCCAGGCTCGATAGTCGTGACGTACCCATGGATCACGTTGCCGCCCATGGTCTTGTCTGTGTGAAGCAGATCCATGACTGCTTCAGCCCGCTCATTACACTCCCTGTACAGCAACTGAACATCCTTGACACCTGCATGGTACAACATCACATAGACAGTGAAGTTGTTGTCCGTCCTGAAGGGAATGCCTGTTAGCTCTCGTCTGTATTCACCGAGAACCACACACGCTGCAGGTACGCGAGGGATGAGGTCTTGGTCATCTTCGAAGACGTCCTCGAGACCGAGTGCCAGCATGTTGGCATCGTCTCGAAGGAAGTCGTAGATGTACTGGGCAACGATCGTTGGCTTGTCGGTCTGAGGCACTAGATCACCGCCCCAGTAGCTCCTGGACGGAACCCAACGGTCTTCATGGCTCGCTCTTGGAACCAGCGGATGAAGATCCGTTCGATGTCTGCTTCGTCCTTCTTCTGGAAGAGCAAGAACGGACGCTCGGGGAGTCCACCGAACATTCCTTCTTCGATTACACCAGTCACCTTGTTGATAATACCAATAGGAGTGCCCTCGGCACCTTCTTGGTGGTAGAGACCGTAGTCGGCATCCTTGAGAGTATTGATGGCAGCATAGCCCTCAGGACCATTGATTTGCCAAATACCGATCTGCCCAACGACTGTTCTCAGTCTTCCTGTCCCGATCAGAGGAGACTCCGGAGCACGCTGCCCTAGCCATGTCTTCTTCGCAATTGTGGCTGGCCTCAACTTCTTCCACTTCTTTGGTCGACCACCTGAATCGAAGTTCTGTCGCAAAGAGGGACTCATCACTTCTTTGATCGACCTGTGCAGTGGTTCCTTGAACGATCTGATGTCCAGACCGAGCTTGTTGAACGAGGCGATCAAGAAGGCGAGTGACGGATCCATATCGACTTCGATACCCCAAGCGGAAAGATTCCCACTCATGGTACCGATGCGAGGCATTGGATTCAGTTTGGCCATCAGAACACCTTGCCCATTGCAAACTTGATCTCCGACCCTTCGCCATCAGTCTCCTGGGCGTCTGTGGGGAAGAAGACCGGATTGCCTGTAGAGCTCTGAGGCACATCTGTGTCTGGAATTACCAGATCGCCTTCGAAGATATCTGTCAGCAACCCCATTGCCCGTTGCTCGAGTTTGACACCGTAGTTGTTGTTGTCAACCTCGAGGTCTTCCGAGTACTGCGCCTGGTAGATCCACGCTGCCACGAGCAGTGACTGAATGCGCAGAATGAGTGACGGCGTTGTTGCCGTATCAACCCAAGTGGTAACGTCGTATACCTGACTCACCCGACCAAACACCACGTCGTGTGCTGTTTGGTCGAGCTCGTCAGGTACCTTGGTGACCGTCAGCTTGGTTTCTTCCAGCCACTGCTGGACCAGCTGACTAGTTACCCACGTTGCCACTACTCGTCCGGATCGTCTTCCGGAGTTTCGTCGACAGGCTCTTCGTCGTTCTCGGGCACCTCAGCTTCGCCGGTCTCGAGATTCAGGCTCTCGCCCTCGTTGACAGGCTGGATGACTTCACCAGGCGGAACGTCTTCGTCCGACGCTAGGTGAAGGTCTGCTGACGTGCTTCCCGTGGCAACGACGCCGTCCGGGATCTCTTCGTCATCCTCGAGAACGGCTCCGTCCTTGCGAAGCTGCTCCAGTTGCTCGTCCGTGAGATCGGACAGGTCGCTGCCTGCCTCGATCCAGCTGCCGTCGAGATTGATGTTGGTAAGCGCCTTGGGCATCTAGCCTCCTAGGTCTGAGTTCCGACAGCGATCCACGTCGGCGAAGCCATCGTGTTCGTGTTGATGTACAACTTGGTGGTTGTGACAGTTGCATCGACGTAGAGGGAGCCGGGGCCGGCAAAGCCGACCCCCGTTCCTGAGGTTCCGTTGACCGGAGTCCCCACGCCCGAGAAGACAGCGACGTTGCTTGGAAGCTGTACCCTCTTGACCTGGTGAGCAGCGAACGGCCACTTGATTGTGACAGCCATCAGACCTCCTAGGCCACTGCGGCCTTGATCAGGTATCCGGCGATCTGCTTGGAGGTCGCGCCGAGAGCAACGAACTTCAAGTCGTACCGACGGGACACGCGGACGAGGTCGGACTTCCTGGGCTCTTCACGCCACCGCTCGACAACCATGGGACGGCTGCCTCGGTAGCCCCAGTTGAACTCGTACCCGTATGCCGGAATCCGGAGACCAGCTCGCGGCGGCACGTAGGCGAGAATGACATCCTTGCCCCACAGGTAGCCGAGCGAAACAGCCTGGCCGGGGTTGGCACTGTTGAAGCCCATGCCAGGGACGATGATGGTCTCGATGCCCAGGATCGAAGCGATGATCTCGGAGGTCAGGATACCTCGCTCCGAGTACTTGATCCGCTCGATGAAGTCCGGATGGTCTTCCAGTTGCGTCATCACCTGGTAAGGGATGACTGCCAAGTTAGGCTCGATGAAGAGGCCAGCGTGGATTGTCCGGAAGCCCGTACGGATGTCCGCGATCGGGTTCGAGTTGGTGTAGTCGTTCCACTGCGCCGTGCCTGAGAGGGTGACCGTGTAGGCCGCCTCGTAGTTCGCCGCGGTGGTGGCCATGTCCTTGATGGCGATCTCGCGAGCCAAGAGAACCTTGGCGGTCACGAGCTCGGTTCCATCACGGTCAGGCGCAAGCGGGCTGTCGGCGTTCTCACGCTCTTCGTCCGTGATCGGGAGCTGGAGTGAATGCTCCTGGGCGAAGTACGTGTCGGTCGAGAGCAACAAGCCCTCGATCTCGTTCGCCACGGTTCCCGGAGCCCTGAAGTCGCCACCGTGGTGGACGCTCCAAGCCTCTCGGCCGAAGATGTAGTAACGGTCCGACTGCTTGTTGACGTTTACCCGACGGAAGAGGCTTTCACCAACCATCCCGTTGTTCGGGTACGCGATGCTGATCTGGGAGAGGACAACGTCGATGTGAACATTGCCGCCGCCCCTTGGGTCGTAGACTGCCATCGATCCTCCTAGGAAGCGGCCGTGTTGGTGATGACGCCAGGCGTCAGGAGTACGTGGAGCCAGTCACCGTCGGTTGTCACCGTCTCCAGTGCAATGCCAACGATATTCTCCACGAGACCGGCTGTGCCGGCCAGTGTGGTCACCTTGCCCGTCGAGTGGGCTCGGACCTTGGCACCTCTCGCGATCGCCACTTGCGCGACGACCGTCGTGATGCCCATCAACCGAATGTCGATGACCCGACCGTCGGTTGCATCTTGCGCGGACGCTGCCTCCTGGGACACACCCAGAACTGCATCGTTCGTCGCGGTCACGGGCGTGGCCAGCTGATCCCCAGATCCATACTTCACACACTGGAACTTGGTGATCGCAGCTGCGGCCTGGTAGCCCTTGTCAAGGACGAAGTTTGCTCCGGGCATACTACTCTCCCTTCGGCTTCAGGTAGGAAGCGGAGCGGTACTTCTCGTACAGCGACGGATCCTGCTCCATGAGCTGCATCAGGGCATCGGCTTCAGAAAGCTCGCTGTCCTTCTCACGGATCTTCTCGACCCTGTCCCAGAGGCGCTTGGACTCGTCGCCAGCCTGGTTGTCAGGATCGTTGCCGCCGACTTCGCCGAGCGTCACGAGACCCGTCTCCTTCATGGTCGACAGAGCCTTCAGGAGCTTGTCCTGATCACCTGCACTCATGCCGAGCATCACCGGCTCGAGCTCTGACAGAACTCGCGGCGGGATGGCGTGCTTGCTGGTGCTCGAGTTGACCTCGGCGAGCTTCCGCTTCGTCTCAGACAGCTTGTTGGATGCTTCCAACATGGCGAGGCGCTTAGCCTGCTCCTTGTTGGCATCCATGAGCTGCTTGATCCGGGGATCCTCGTCCTCGTCCAGCTCGACCTCTTCCTCCGACTCGTCGGACTCCTCTTCGGACTCCTCTTCGTCTTCGGACTCTTCCTCGGCCTGCTGCTCGTCGAGAGTGACTGCAGTCAGGATGGCCGCTTCGTCAGCGTCCTCGGCCAGCTTGTACTTCTTGCGAAGTAGTGCCTTCAAGGCCTCGTCCACCGCTCCTCCTTCATGTCCTAGTACCTCCGAGAGGTTGATGGGGAGGATGTCCTTGACGAAGGGTCGGTTGGTGATTGCTCCCCCGAACAGAACATCCTGATGCTTTGCTTTCGTCTTGGGGTGAGTCCAGGAATCCTGGAACTCCGAACTGAAGTACTTGTACTCACCCTTCTTCAACGACGCGTACGCGTCTTCTGTCCATGAGACAGCTAGCCAAAGGCCATCGGGACGCGCTTCAGCGTCCTTCACCCAGCCTGCAGCCTTGCCTGTGTGCGCCTTGTGATCGTAGTCGACATCGATCGCAGTCTCACGGACACCGTCCTTGAAGCTACGAACGAGGCCAGATACTTTCTCCGGCGTGATCTTCAGCGACCCGTAACTTGGGTGCTGGTAGTCGCCCAGGGGCAGGGCTTGCAACCAGGTGAGGTTGTCAGGGGAGTAGTCGTTCTCGAACAGGGTGAGACCGGTCAGGTCGACCAAACAACTTAGTCTCCCATTGCCAGTTCCCATCGACCCTCCTTCGCTAAGTATAACTTAGGCAACTCGTTGCCGTCCAGTAACATGGATATAATTGTACTACTTACCTCTTACGTCCCTCCCAACCCTCCCGTTGCTGCCA